CAGCAGATTTAAGCCAAAGATTACCATCACGACCAACTGCCATAGTTACGTGAGTTGTATCATCTGGGACATAATTATTACCAAGATACATAATCGCCTTATCATTATAATAAGGTTCTTTGTTCTTCTTCATACCCATAAGACGTAATGTGTTAGCATTGTTATCTGCTGGCTTCTCTTCTGCTTGTGATTCGGAAATAACGGCGGCAGCTACCAAAACTGGTGCTAATGGTAAGAACCCAAATAAATCACGTCTGTTCATAATTTACTCCAAAGTTAAGGCTTCATGATATAGTTCTGCTATTTTGTCTTCTAGTCTATTACGTTCTACGTCTTTTATATCTAAATTCCTAATGTATTTTTTAAAGATGTCAATAGTAGATTCCGCTTCATCAATAATATCGTGATCGTCCTCAAGACCTAAATTGAGGTGATCTTCTACTATCTGAATCTCTATGGGATTTTCTTTTTCTAGACGTTCTATGAACTTCTCAAACCAATACTGGTTATTGTTCTGCTGAATAATAACCTTAACAATGCATTCCTTATATGGGCTTAAGTTCATTTGATCGATCAACTTGTGGTATTGATCGTTATATGTAATCTTCTTAAACATACTATAAGGATTCTGTATAAACTCTAGATGTCTCGTTTCCGTGTCAAAAACATGAAAGCCTCGTGGATCATTATAATCAGACCAAGTAAACTCTGCGTGACTCCCCAGATAATGAATATTGCCGCTGCTTGACCTATGATGATAATGACCACTAGCAACGAGATCAAATCTAGTAAAAAGTTTTGGATCCATACCATAAGAGATAATAGATCCTTTATACATTTCGAATCCTTGAATTTCAAGATGTCCGAAACAAATTTGTGCATCCGTATTCCTCATTAGATCATACGCATGATCCTTATTATCATCGCAAATCCAAGGTAGGAACAATATTTTAAGATCATCAAAAACTACTTCAGTAGCCTTATCATATATATTTATAGGATAACGATTGAAAAGTTCAATAAAAGAACTAACTTCATTAGTATTTTTATGGTAAGTATCATGGTTGCCTATGATCTGATGGTAATCAATACCCCGATCTACGATAGGCTCAATGAGGTCTTTTCTCAACCGATACGCTGAGTTAATGTTGATATACTTACGACGATCTACAATATCACCACAGTGAACAACAGTTTTGATTTCGTGTTTATCCAGATAGGAGAAAAACACGTTATCATAAAACTTCTTACTGTAGTCATGGAAAGCTAAACTATCGTTACGAACACCAGCGTGAGTATCGGTAATTAAAGCTATCTTCATTTTCTACCCGTATAAACCTGTCCAAGATCAACATAGTTATACTTCTTGAGTGCATCAGAGCAATACTGCTGAATGGCCTCAAGTCTCTGGATAAGAACCAGTCTCTCGTTAGGCGTTAATCCATTATCGCCCAATCTGCTGATAATATCCTTTACATTAACAGGGATTAAATGATCATTCTTCATTTTCTTCTTCCTTAATAGAAAACTTTTCAATTCCAGTTAGCTTAGCTGCTTTTTTGGTTTTAGTCAACTTGTCTTCGAAAGATTTCACGATTTCAACGGAATATTCGTTAGTCTTAAGATGCACTGACTTATTAGCCTCATCGAATACATCCATGAGTAAGAAACTATTCTCATAGTTCTTATGCTTTATATAGGTCTGCTTCTTCTCTTTCTGAATTCTTCTGAGAAAAGCGTTCCATGCAATCTGAGTAAAATATGCGAATGGATTATTCGTCTTGTCTGGATCAAAGTTATCAACTGCTGAGATACAATCCATGATACCATCACTAATCATATCTTGCTTATATGTATACCCTGAGAAGTTTGGTTTCTTCGCAAGATTATTACAAATCAAAAGAATAGACTCACCAATATACTTTGGGACAATAGGCTTGTCAGCATCAAGCTCAATAGACTGTTTCAGATCATTCTTGTAATGAATCATAGCTCCATAGAGAGTTTTATTATTGATATAATTTGTCTTTCTCTTTGGCTTCTTTTTTTCTTCCGTATCCATAATATTTTCCTTTACTAAAATTTCAACTTACGGTATAATCACTATGTGGTGAATGAAATAACTACTTAATGTCTAAGTGAACTTTATACAATTTATACTTGAACTTCTCTTCATTGTAAATCTTGATACGTTCGATAAAGTGCAACAAGGTATAGTTCTTCTTTGATTTCCATGTCATGTCATCAGAGATGTCATATAGAGTTGAAGAAGTCTTAGTATCTGATTTACGCAATCCACGACCTATTGATTGGAGATTTCTAATCCTAGACTTAGAAGGACTAGCGAAAATAACATTATGAAGATTCTTAATATTAACACCGGTAGAAAAAGTACCAAAACTAGCAACAATGATAGCATTGGTTTCCTTCTCAACAATTCTTCTAATCTCTTCTCTATCATTACCATCAACTTTTCCGTGAACAAAGAATACCTTCCTATTTCCTGCTTCTTTAGAAACCATATCTTGTAATACTTTACCATGTTTATCCACAAACTGGAATAATAATAGCGTATTACCTTCCAAAGATAAAGCCAAATTTTTAATGAATTTATTCCTTGCCTCTAATCTTACTAGGAAATCCATCTCAGCTTGGTAATCTAAACGGGCTATCATTTGTCTAACTTCATCAGGATATGTTAAGACGATAGCTTTAATCTGAAAGTCTGCTAGGTGCTTCTTTTCAATTAGTTCTGATGTTGTAATTACTTTCCTGACAGGACCAAACAAGCCTTCAAGAACCAGTTTATGGGTATTTGAACCATCAAGAGTTCCAGTGAAACCAAACCGATACTTACAGTCAGTAAGCTTGTCCAGTATAGAAGTGAGTGATTTTGCTTGAAATAAGTGAGCTTCATCGCCAATTACTACCTCAAATTGTTCGAAATAAGATTTTTGGAAGTTTGAATATAGACTGCCAGGTGGAAATTGTAATAGGTTTGTCTGATTGTTTATCTTTACCACCAGAAATGCAATGAACGAGCTTAGATGAATTAAACCCGTAGTCAGCAAAATCAGAGGACAACTGACTGACCAAAGAAGTAGTTGGTACAACGATAAGAGTTTTACGAGCATAATACCTCACGAGCAAATAAATTATAAAAGACTTACCAGAGGCTGTGGGAGAAAGAAGTAGTGATCTTCTCTCCCTAACAGCATGAACGAATGCATCCATTTGATAATCTCTTGGTTGCATTGTAGGTTTAATATTTAGAATGAACTCTTTAGCTTCTTTAAAGGAAAACTCTTCACAGGAAAAATCTGATTGATATTCTAGTTTGTAGGATCTTGACTTACAGAAATCTTCAATATATCTTACTAGTCCAGCGTAGATAAGACCAGTCATAGGGTTAAGGAGTCTGATCTTGCCATCCCAATATTTGTTTCGGTATGAAGGCATAAATTTAGCATCTGGAACTTCAAAAGTGAAATGCTCACTTAGCTCCATCATGATGCCAGGTTCAGACTTAACCTTTACATATACTTCGTTGAATTTCTCTACTTGTACTAGATCCATTAAGAAGATCCCATGATAAACTTCTGCCAATCAATAGCGGACTTGATTAGATACCCTCTATTCATGATGCTTTTAATGATTGAGTCCAGTAAGTCGATCTTTTCTTGCTGTATTCCGATCTTTAAAGATAAGTTCACAATATCTACATCAGCTTCTAGATACATGGGAATATCACTCTTTAATACCATACCCTTTGGTGGTAATCTCCAACCCTTATCTTTGGTTTCTTCATTTGGTCCTTGTGTTAGGAACTCATATTTATCAAGCTTAAGCTGCTTCATTTCCGATTCTTGTTTACGGAGAAGAAGACGCTCTTGTGTATATATTCTATAGTATTTGTGGTGTAGTTTTGGAATTACTAAAGCTTCATCGCCTAATTCAGTTTTATCAACTTTGGAATCTGCTTCCCACAGTTCTAGAATTTCTTCTAGTTTCATATGTCACCTCATTAATGAATAATGTAGTATTATACTATACTTTATTGATATTGTAAAGTGTATATTTAAATGTAGCTGTAGCTTCTACGTAATTGACATCAGTATCTGTTGTAGTGAAGTTTAATCCAGATAATGATACGGGGTGGGCGTCTGTGTATACTATTTCATAATTAGCCATCTTAGTGCTGGAAAGAACCATAACTGAAATATCTGAATAGATACCTTCACCAGTCCAGCTATCTTTTTGTTGTATTTGATAGTATTGATCTGAGTCTTCTGGTTTACCAAGAGACTTAATCCAATTATGAATCTCAAGATAGTTCTGTAGGTCTTCATCTACCTTAAAGGATACATTGAGATTAGTGTAATCAATGTGATCACCGGGAATAGGCATTCTGACTAGTGGGCTAGGAATATCCACTTGTCTTAACGATATCATAGGAATATTAACTTTTTGGATGAAGAAATTAACATGAGGCGCTTTCTTAATCGTGAACTTAAAGTTAAGTGGACTAAGAAAGTTCTTATTAGATGGTGTGTTATCTATGGCTGTCATATTAACTCCTAATTAAACATCTAATATTTATAAATATTAGAATATATCCGTCACGGAGCGCCAACTCCCACGGATTCTAAACCTGTTAGGAGGTTCAGCATGAGTATTTATCCCAGAAAATGTTTGCATTGTCAGGTAGAAATATCTGGACGATTGGATAAGAAATTTTGTTCTAGGAGATGCAAACAAAATTACAGAGAAAAAAATAAAAGGAAACCATACACCATTCATAAAAAGATGGTTTGTGAGGAATGTGGATTTGTACCTATACACCCATGTCAATTAGACGTTGATCATATGGATGGTGATAAAAAGAATAATAATATAGAAAATTTGAAAACTCTATGCGCTAATTGCCATAGATTAAAAACTAGATTAAAAAGAGATTTTGTTCCATTGAATCATAGATAAAAAAAGGGGGGCAAACGCCCCCCAGTTTCTCGCCCCCTTGTTTACGGGGTCTACTTAGCAACTCTTACATAAGGTTGTTAACGATGATGCGGCGATAATACTTGTTAGTGCTGATTGTGCGACCACCAAGACCCTGGGTTAGACCCTGAGCGAATGGGTTAGCAACAATGCCATAACGAGTCTTGAAGCCGATCTTTGGCTGGAAGCTTGACTGATCGACTGCGCGAACCATCTGTAGTGGAACGTATGGGCAGTAGAAGAGGCCAGCATCGAATGCGCTTGAACCCTTATAACCTACTGTTAGATAGTTACCACCTAGAGCGTATGGATCGATATAAACCTTTAGGCGACCATTTAGAACACCAGCGAAGGTGTTGCCTGTATCGTCAACCTGTAGGTTGTTTGAGTTAAGGGCTGGAGCGTAATCTAGAACACCGGCCATCTGTAGAGCAGAAGCAACGTCTGAAGAACAGATAACGATGTTACCCTTGCCTCTACGAGTCTGCTTGGCGATCTGGTTGGCTTCACGCTCTAGCTGGAACATTAGTCCCTTGAACTTCTCAACTGACCAACGACCGTTTGAGTCGGTGTCAAGATCGAAGACGCCAGCTGTCGTGACATTCTCCTGAGCGCCTGGCTCAGCTGTGATGTTGACTGTACGTACAACTTCACGGTTGATTTCGGCTAGGATCTCAGCGGAGAGAATGTTGGATAGCTCTGTCTCAGCGTCAAGACCGTGAATAGCCTTGAGATCCTGAGCGAGTTCCATGGTGTACTCTGCCTTGAGGGCGCGTGATACTGCAGTAACAGTAACCTTCTCGATTGAGAAAGCCATCTGTGGGAATGCAGTATTTGAGTCTGTACCAAGAGCTTCAGCCTGAGCTGTTGACATACCTGTAGCAGTGTTATAGGTATTTGTAGCTGTTAGTGGTGTTGTATTTGTGGCACCTGGGATTGTACCCTTGAAACCACCGAATGCAACGTTGGCGTCAGCATTTGGAACTGTTGAGAATGCAGTGTTGACTTCGTTATAGAATGTCTCTGGACCACCGCTGGAGTTTGACCAGTTGTAGGTTGAGGTATTTGTATAACGTGAGCGCATAGCAAAGATAAGTCCTGTTGGACCTGTCATTGGCTGAACGCCGCAGATGTCGTAAGCAATGAGGTTTGGCATTGCGCGACGAACTAGAGAAATTAGAACTGGATCGAATGTATCGATACCACCTGTACCCTGTGTGGATGAAGAACCACCCATTAGGTTAGCAGGAACTAGAGAAGATGTCTCTGTTAGTGTCTGGAAGTCACCATGAGCAGCTGCTTCACGGAGAGCCTTCTCTGTGTTCTCAAGCATAACTGCAGTGACTGAACGGCG